CTAGCAAATATCCAAGGACAGAAGGTGTAGATAGACATTCTTCGATACCCAGAGACACCACGTACTACAAAGTGGTCTGACGCTTCATCAGCGTCTAGATAAGTCAAGGGTTCTTCTTCCGTATCTTTTGCGTACGTACTGTACACAGGAAGAAGAGCATCGCCAGTCTTCAGCTTCCGCTTTATGCGGCGCTTGGATAAAGCGAATGTGTCGAAGCAAACACCACCGTATCCTCTCTGCTTGCCTTTTGGAGTTTCCCTGGCGCAGGAAGACCAGTCACCGATTAGGTGACCGTCTCCATAACCGTCGGGTCCGAAGACTTGCAAGGAGGGGTGGATCAGCTCTCTTATGTACTCAGCCATTTCTGGCTGAAATGTCCGCATGTAGTAGTTATGCAGACAAAAGAGAGTTGCGGCCGATACCAAGGATTTCTGGTAGAAGGGCCGAATGTCAATACCCCGGTAGTAATCACCGCCACATGACTCGCGAAACGGACCCGCACTGAAGGATTTATCGGAATTAACCGTGAACCCCAGGTGCGAAAATACGTCCGTCAGCAAGCCAACGGCATCAACGGGGACAATAATATCATCACCGAAGACGCTTAAGTCTTGAGTCGGCAGCGCAAGGTATGCACACACACCGTAAGCAAGGCCCCAAAATATCAGGGACTCGAGCTCGAAGGTGTAGGCGTTCCCCATGCTGCTAAATTTCTCAAGTGTTACCAGCTCACCAGACGGCATAACTACTTTGCCGGTTCTGAAATTACTCAGAAAGGAGAACCAGTCTAGCGGTAGCAACTCAGCAACAGTCTCTCGCGAGATTGTGTCGCTGGCGGCTGAAAGGTCGACAGTTGCTAGCTGCCCATTAAGGGACCCCACGCGGGCCAGGAGTTTATTTCTTTCCTGGTCTTTGAGGTTAATCCCAACCTTCCGAAGCCTTTCCTTTATGTATTTTCCGATGCCTTTTTGGGCGATGGAATTAAGGACAGGCTCAACGCAGATAGACCGATAGGTCTTCGCGTTTTTGGGGACGAACTGGAGTTTCCCAGGCACGACAGTGAGTGTTACTATCTCTGTCTCCTGTTCGTGGTCTCGCACAAATGTTTCACTGTGCGCTTCCACCCAGGCCGGAAACTCGTACAACAGCCGCGATGCGGCCGGTGCCAGTTCAGAACTACACTCCAAGGGAGCATCCAGCTTAAACCTTGCGGTTGTCGCTGGACTTTTAACACCCGTGTTTGCACCCGGACCGAAGGTCATATGCAGATCTGACAAATTTGGTACGTCACCCAAGCAGTGCGCGATTTTCCGCTGAGCCAGCAATAAAACTGACTCAACGTGCGGGTTTATTCTACCCGCACTAGCACTACGTAAGCGACGATTTGTCTCCTTGCACACAGCCTCGGCCGCGACGAAAGAGTCAAGGGCAGTCTTTGCCTTGTCCCTACCACACTCTAAGGGCTCCAGCTTTTGAAACAGAGCTAGGGCCTGACGTGTGTGGTATAAATCGTCCACGTTGCCAACATTATAGTCAACACTAAAGTCGACCAGCACGGACCACATTCTGCCTTCAATAATTTCTCGAAGGCGAGTAGAATACGGTCCGGCCATGTCAGCGTGTTTGAGTGCGATACCTGTGAGGAGTCTGATTGACTGCTCATACGAACACTCCTCTATCCAGCTGCTACTGCTGTGGATTACTTCCATAACAAACTTCTCCTTTCTAGAGAGGTTGCAGTTCCCGCTAACGAAATTGTTAGTTAGGGAGAATGCCTTTAATAAGCATGTTGCGCGAGGCATCGGAAGCGTTGAAATACGCGCTCCCGGTACCGGCCGCGACGTCCCCGATCATAAGACCGTGGAGTTGCTTAATGGCATTTGCGAGCTGGCTCAAGGTAGCTCGTTCGTGAGCAAACAGACTCACTTGGGCCACAATAGTGTGCGCAACTTTCGGCGGTGCAACATAGCCGTCGGCGGCGCCACTAGAAGTGGACTCCATTACAGGGATCTCGAGCTTTACGACACGACGCATGATGCCGTTCGCGCGCTTATCCGTTTCCATCGTGACACGTTCCTGGGCTGCAGAAGGTTTCGCAGCATCCATCTCACCCCAACGGGGGTAAGGAGTGTCAGTGATGGGCACGTAGGTGCGCACGACAGGAGTTGATGCATCGTCATAGACGACCAAGTTGGCCATTGTTCCCATTTTCGGGTATCCTCGAGGATTGCAAACACACTTGAGGGAATGTGTCTGGCCTGTATACAGGCTTGATTAATGTAACACCCCAGCAGTAAATCCGCAGGGATGCGGCTTTGTAGCAGCTACCGTTTAGTGAACAACTGAACGGCAAGGGCAATCGCGTTTTCAAGGCGCTTGCCCCGCATGAGTGCCTCAAAGGGGTTCTGGAACTTAGGCTTAGGGATAGTGATAGAAGTACTCACCGTCCTTTGCAGCGACAATCGCTCGTAGAAAAGGCGAACATCACCTTCCTCGTAGTGAGAGCCGTTGCCAGCTTTACGTTTCTTCAAACCCCCATATCGGCTTACTGAACGTTTTCGAGTAGATCTCACGACCTTCTCAACGTTCACATGCGGTATGACGGAAAGTGCATCAAGATAAGCACCGATCGGTAGGAACCAATCGATGGCAAACGACCATGGAGTAATTTCCCATGCAACGCCCATTGGATCAAGAAGACCCAACGAGCGAGGAGCGTTAAGCTCTTCCTTAATGGTGCACTTCAACCGTACGGACGTGGTCCTGTTTTCCGAGTACTCGTAGATCGTTGGGGACGGCGACGAATTGGCAAAGCCAGTTCTTGTCGTTGACGCCCTGTAGGTCTGCGTTCTCGGCTCTCGCGTCAGCTTGTTAAAGGCTGACGCGACCTGGAACACATCTTCGTACAACGGCAACCAGCCATATTGGGCTTCAAGCCACGCACCAGCTACGTCCTTTTTATCAAGCTTGCGCTTGATCGACTTGTATCCGGAGATATTTCTTCCGGATTTGGTCTTAGGGACGGAGGAGTTACCGAGGACCTTCATCAGGCCTTCAATATTCCCCTTCTTAAGCTGAAACGCGGCCCGCCCTAGGCGAGTTACGGTGTTAGTAGCCAGGTTGTAAAGCTGGCGTCCTTCACCGATGTGGTTTCCAAGGTCCAAATCGTGGCCGCGAATTTTGTCCGCGAGCCTACCAATCAGGACTGAATCTGGAAGTGGATCAGCAAAACCGGAGCCCGGCCAACCAGGAGTCAAGTAACTTATGACTTTCCCAGTTGAGTCCCGCACGATTGGTATCGTGCCGAACTTGGTGCCCCGATAAGCTTCGCAGCCGTAAGGATTCTCAGTTAGAGGACCCCCGGCAGGGCTGTTAGCCCCGCCATACTGCTTCCAGAACTTGAAATGGGCCGTATTAATAGGCCCTATCACTCCGTTCGTCATTATCTGCTACCTAGAAACTTCGCTCTTAACCAACACCACGCGTGTCATTGGGATCCGGCAGCTGTCCAAAAGTGTAGGGAAATTCTTCCCAGTAATCACTCTTGGACGGACTAGCCAACGCGACCTTTTCGGCCCCCTTACTGGGGGGCGAGCCAGCGGCGCCCTTTGGCACAACAGGAGATACATCGTTCGCGACGACTTGCGCTCGAACATGCTCAACCTCGCCCTTCAATTGCTCGAAGGTCAAGGCTGCGATGTCTGTGTCCGTTTTCCGCTTCGGATCGAGACCTTTTACGGTCTTAATCTTCAGCAGTGACGTAAGCAGGCAGCGCATTAAGGCTGTCAAGTACAGGTTGTTTCGCATAACGACTCCTTTGTGGTTAGGTTGG